TCATACATATCAACAACACGGGTATCAGCTACACCTACGCGCATCAATTCAGTTTTACTAATTGTATTCATATTATACACTCCTAAAGTTTAGATTTATTTTATAACATTGTTATAACTACTCAATAAATAATTATAACAATGTTATAACAGCGTGAGCGTCCTTGCTCGGCTGTTATCGTTATCTTATGCTACTTGGCTAGCTAGTAGGTTTAAGGCTACGTCTAGCGCCTCAGCGCGTTTTTCGTCTTTTTCGGCCTTTAGCATGCTTTCTAGGTGGCGCATCGCTAGCTTATACTTGGCGGTATTATCTACCTTGATAGCGTCAACGCTCGATCCATTCTCGGCGGTTTCACCTTGATCACCTTTACCTGTTTTGACTCTCGGCGCTACTTCTTGAATCTTTCCATCTTTAACGGTGCAAGCTAGCTCACTGATACCTTTAGCTTTATTAGCCTTTTTACTGATTCGATTGAATAAGGCGCGTAATGTTGCAAGGGCTTTCTTATCTTTAGCAACCTCACCCCAAAATGCAATGATGAATTTACTCGCTTTAGCCTCACCATCTAGGTGCGCGTCATAGGCTGTTGTAAGTAAACCCGTTATTGTGTCTCTGGCGGTTTGGGCATTGATAAAATCGTTTGCAAAATCTTTAGCGTTTTTGATAGTTAATGTAGTCATAGTTATTTACTCTCTCTGTTGGTTTAATTTAGGGCGCTTTCGAGCGCTGTCATATCTTAGACAACAACCAGATCTAAAAAGTTCAATTATTTATAACATTGTTATAATTATTTGCATTACTTGTAGTAATAAAGTTTTGCCTAGTCATTACAATAGGTTATGACTTTAACAGGTGCTATATATCAATATATATTGATGTACTAGGTAACGATCAACTAGCACACTCACACGCCATTGTAAAACTTTAACGTGACTATAAAGGCGTGACTGGTCAGGCTGTTTTGGTCACCCCACCCCCTTCGTAGCAACTATGCCGACTGGGGGGAAGGTTAGATGCTCTCTCTGGCGAGATAATGAAACTTTCATGTGACTTCCTATTGACTTCTGCTTTAAAGTGTGGTATAATATACTATAAAGTTAATTAAAGATAATTAGAGTTGGTTGTTTATTATTATTTATATTCTAATAACCTTATAGCTAATTGTCATCGTCTATAACAACACGGTGTCGTGCATGTACCGTCTATTTCGATCATGTAACGACAGTGATGCTAGAGGTAGCAGATGTCTGATAAAGATATGAGAAAGAAAGTGCGTCTACTCAAGAAGAGCGACCCTGATGAGTACAATGTTAATGAGCAGTTCCTACAGTTTGTTGCGAACTATGTCGAGTCTGGTAACGCAAGACAGTCGTGGACACAAGCAGGTTATTCACCTAAAAGCGCAGGGACAGCAATGTCTCGCTTACGTGATAACTGGAGACTAGTAGAATCAATGGTAAAAGAACGTATAGGTTCGCATGTTCCTATGGCGTTAACAGGTATCATTGAGTTAGCTCAGACAGCCAAGCAAGAGTCTATAAGGCTAAAGGCACAGCAGGACATCCTGTACAGAGCAGGATATGATAAGCCTATGGAGATGGTTGTCACAGACAAAGAAGCTAAAGACCTCAAAGACGAAGAACTACAGAACGAGTTATTAGCTATCCTTAACAAGAACCCTGTCATCGATGCGGAAGTAGACGAAGAGTGAATCTAGACCTTTCTCCAGAACAGCTTTCACAGATACCAAAGGATCAGCAAGTTAGACTTCTTGAACTCTTAAAGGAACAGAAAGAGAGAGTAAAGTTTAACAAGAAGGATCACTTTGATTTATACGAATGGCAGAAAGGACTAGCTAACGCCACTGATAAAGCTAATCAGGTATTGGCAATGTGTGCTAACCAGATTGGTAAGTCTACTAGTGGTGCATACATTACAGCTTGTCATCTAACAGGTATCTATCCTGCTTGGTGGGAAGGTAAGAAGTTTGATAAGCCTATCTACTGTTGGGCGGCAGGTGTATCTAATGACACCACCAGAGATATCCTACAGACAGAATTGTTTGGTCTTGCTGAGAGTGAAGACATGTGGGGTACAGGCATGGTTAACCTGTCTATGATTGGTGAGAAGACCAGACGTAGAGGTGCAACAGGTAACACATACGATAGTGTCATGGTTCAACACCACGATAAGAATGGTAACCCTGATGGATGGTCTCGTATTGGTTTTAAGTCATACGAGATGGGTGAAGAGAAGTTCTATGGTAGACCAGTAGATTGGATTTGGCTTGATGAGCAACCACCCTCTAATATCTACACCCAGTGTATTACGAGAACGGTAGCTACAAATGGATTCGTAATGATGACGTTTACTCCAGAGGACGGTATGACTCCTGTTGTAAACCAGTTTATGAATGATATCAAAGCAGGGCAGAGACTAATACAAGCTACGTGGGACGATGCTCCTCACCTAGATGAAGAAACTAAAGAACAGCTACTCGCTCAGTATCCACCGCACGAACGTAAGCTACGTAGTCAAGGCATACCTGTATTTGGTTCTGGTCTTGTATTCCCTGTATCAGAAGACAAGCTTATCGTTGATCCTTTTGAAATACCAGACCATTGGAAAAGAATTGCAGGTCTTGACTTTGGTTATGACCACCCTACAGCAGTAGCTTGGATTGCTATCGATGAGGAAAGTGACACGTATTATATTTATGATGTATATGCTAATCGTCAAGAGACAGCTATAATCCATTCTGCGGCGATTAAGCAACGACCTCATTGGATACCAGTGGCGTGGCCTAAGGATGGATTACAAAGCGATAAGGGAAGCGGAGTGAGTCTTGCTGAGCAGTACCGAGAGCAAGGTGTCAACATGTTGCATGACTGGGCGCGTAACCCTAAGGCTTCTGGAGATACTGGGAAAGGTAACAACTTTATAGAACCTTCTATTATGGAAATGCTACAGCGCATGGAGACAGGAAGGTTTAAAGTGTTTGGACATCTTGAAGAATGGTTTAAAGAGTTCCGAGCATATCACAGAAAGGATGGTAAGATAGTACCAATAAAAGATGTTATTCTATGTGCTTCAAGATACGCAGCAATGTGCGCTCAGTTTGCAGTAGCAGGTAAATCACAGAACTGGACTGATTATGATAGTCGGTCTCTCCCAATTAAGAACTGGAGTAATGTATAAATGGAAAAAGGTATAACTGATGAAGTATTAGCTCAGTTGATTGGGCAGGAGCTTGACTCTGCTGACTCATGGGCAAACAACGATTTGGCTGAGCAACAATCAGAAGCTTTAGACTATTACTATGGTAAGCCTTTTGGAGATGAAGAGGATGGCTTTTCTTCCGTAGTAACTAGAGATACACTAAAGACGGTGGAGGGTATTATGCCTTCACTGATGAAGGTGTTTGCTTCTGGTGATACTTTTGTTGAGTTTGAACCTGTAGGAGCTGAGGATGAAGAAGCGGCTCAACAGGCTACCGATTACTTAAACTATGTATTTGATAAACGGTGTGATGGATTTAACGTATTATATACATGGTTTAAAGATGCACTACTAATGAAGAACGGATTGGTAGAGGTAAGTTGGCAAGAAGACGAACTATGTGATATTGAGAACTTTGAAGGTATTGAGGACAGTGAAGTCCAAGCTTTAGAAGATGATGAGAACCTAGAGATTGTTGAAAAGGAAGTTAATGAAAAAGATCCGAATCTCTACGATGTTACTGTACGCCGTGACCATAGTCGTGGTAGGCCAGTCGTTGACAATATCCCATCCTCTGAGTTTAGGATTAAGGCGAGAAGTAAGAGCATTAAGGATGCCGACTTCGTTGCAAGAGTTCAAGAGGTCAGCATCGGATCGCTTGTTGATGCAGGATATAATAAAGATGATATTAGTACAGGACATAGTTCAAACCTTGCCAAAACAGAAGTAGAAGATTCTAGGTTTGGTGACGTAGACGAAACACGAGACTATTCTAACGACACTCTTGCTGAATATGTCAAGTCATGGATTAAAGTGTTCGATGACGAAGACGAAAAGATGAAGCTGTTTGAAGTACACAGCGTAGGTAATGTTGTACTTGAAAAGCAAGAAGTAGGTACTGTACCTGTAATTAATCTTTCTCCAATTATGATGCCTCATAAGTTTACAGGAGTTAGTGTTGCTGATCTTGTCAAGGACATTCAAGAAATAAGAAGTAAGATGTGGAGACATACTCTTGATAACCTAGCATTATCTAATGCAGGTAGATATGCCGCAGTAGAGAATCAAGTAAACCTACAAGACCTTATCGACAACCGTATTGGTGGTATTGTCCGTGAGAAGGTACAGGGTGCTGTTAGACAGCTTCCAGTTCCACAGCTAGGTCAGGCTACCTTCCCTTTCCTAAACGAACTAGACAAGGAAAGAGAAGACCGTGTAGGAGTATCTAGAATGAATCAAGGACTAGACCCATCAGCCTTAACATCTAACACGGCGGCTACAGCAGTTAATCAAGTAATGACTGCTTCTCAAGAAAAGATACAACTGATTGCTCGTATCTTTGCTGAGACAGGAGTTAAAGAACTATTCCTACAGCTTTACAGACTAATCAGAACAAACAACTCAGAAATAGATATTGTTAAGCTACGTGGTAGGTTTGTTCCTGTTGCTCCATACGATTGGAAAGATAGATATGATATGGCAGTGACGGTTGGTTTAGGTAATCAAAACAAAGATCAACAGCTAATGCATCTTAACAACATTGCAACAATGCTTCGTGGTATAGGCGAGACGCAAGGCGGTTACCTAATACAACCACAGCATATTCATTCATTAGCAAGTGAGTTTATTAAGAACGCAGGTTATCGTAACCCTGCTAAGTTTATTGGTGATCCTAGTCAGGTTAAACCGCCAGAGCCACAACCAAGCCCAGATATGATTGCGGCACAGGGTGAATCACAGAAAGATATTGCTGACGCTCAGTTGAAGCAAGTACAGGCGGCGGCACAGCAAGCAGAGGCTCAGCTAAAACAAACAGAACTACAAATCAAACTAGAGAACATGAAGTTCGAGCGTGAGAAGTTTGAATGGATGAAGAAGAAAGAAGCCGCAGAACTTGGACTTGAGGCAGTACAGAAACGACCAGTAGGTATTGGCGATAGTAAACTAAAGATGAGTGGTGAATAATGGATGCAGAACGTAAGGCTCAAGTAGCCCGCGAACTCCTAAGAGGTGGTCTCTTAAACGAGGCCATCGAGGAGATACAACAGAACATCTCGATAGCTTGGGCGAAGTCAGAAGAAATTGACGAGCGTGACGAGCTATGGTACATACAGAAAGCCATAGGAATGGTTGAAGATGTAATAGAAGGATATGTAAGTAATTACGAATACCAACAAAAAGTAAAATAGTTCTTTACATTTACTTTAAAGTGTGGTATAATATACATATATAGAACTACATAGGAGACTACCCCAAGTGGATGTCAATGAAACTCTTACAGTAAATGAAGCCGTAGCTAAACTTCTTAATCCCTCCGAAGAGGAGCAAGTGAAGGAAGAGACGCTAGAGCAAGAAACCCTCGAAGAGGAAACTCAAGA